AATGAGAAAAAAGAAGATTGAAACAACTATAAAAAGATACCAAGATGACAATGAGCATTATCTTATAATCTTTAAAACACACGACTCAATATTAGAAGCTAAAGTAGATAAAGAAAATCTACGGTATATGATCCAAACAATAGATAACGAGATATTATGAAAAAGAATTATAACCCATTAATATATTTAATATTAACAATTATTCTTGCTTTTACAGCATATAAGTGTAATGGTCAAGTTGTTATAAATGACAATAATTTCAAACCAGCTTATGATATTATAGGAGGAGGCTTCACGATAGGCAATGATTGTTATACTGATAATTTTATGATGTTATATTACGAAGGAAATATGGTACTGACTGGGGACTTAGAAATACAAGACTCCAGTCTTACGATATATGGTGAATTAGATAAAAATGGATATGATGTTTATTTTACTTGTCCTGATTCAGAGCTAATAATATCTGAAACATTATCAATAAATACAGAAGCATTAAAAGAACTAACTCTATTCCCTAATCCTACAGATGGTGTGTTTCATGTAAAGACAAAGAAACCATTCACTATGATAATCTATGACTCTAAATTAAGTATTGTAAATGACATACCAGACCTTAGACACGCTTCAACAGGAGTGTACTTAGTTAGAATAACAATAGAAGGAAAAACATTTACCAAGAGAATAATAAAAAAGTAACTATAAATAAAATCTATCACTAATACAATCACTATACTTTTTATCTATATACAACAAACAAAATACAATAAATCTGTTATATTATTATAGCAGTAAATCTATTCAAGTTACCAAACTTCTAAGGAGACTTAGTTGGATCAGATACATGTCGCTATTAGTATTGCATAGTTAATCTTTATTGTTTTCCTTGCCACCAAACTATATTCAAGCTAATACATCTAAACAGATGAGACACTATATTAAACATAAAACAATAGGAGGTGGCGTTCACTATTACCCAATGTTCAGTGACAATGAACACCATACAATATTAAACATTCCATATATAAAGCATAATCACTTATATGCCTAAAGTAAGGAATATATCAAACTCGTTTTAAATATTATTTTCAAAATAAGTTATCCACTTCTAAACAAAAAGATATTTGAGTATTGAATGAAATCATAAGAATGGACTACTCAGTACCCACCACATTCATTTTACGTCAAATAAAGCATTTTAAGCATAGGTTCTGAATTAAGTGATAGGTTACCATTAAAAAGATATTTGAGTGGCTTAAACGTAGCTTAAATGATCTTAAAAGAGGTGATTATAATTCCAAACATAACATATATTTATTATCAACAATCTACAAAATAATTGCATAAAAAAAACCTATAAAGAAATTAATCAATATAGGTTTAATTTATAGTTAAAATTTATGTTATTTATTATTGTTTAAATATCTATTTTTAACTTAGTAATTTCGTTTTTTAATGTACTAACTACTCTAAAATGTTCAAAGTTCTTTTTGTATCTTTGTAGGTCATTGGTCAACTTGTAGCAAGTAATTTTATTTTTATCGTCGTTCAAATCAAATAAAATAAAGTCTTTGTTAGATCTGTAAATATTTATTAACGTAGTATAATTTATATTAATTGTCATATTATTGTTGTCTTAAATTATTGAAATATTTTTGAGAAGTTAACCAAATTATCGCTTGAAATTCGTAACCTTTCAAGCCTAATTTATTAGCTTTTTTAATTGTTAACTCTTTAATCTGGTTATATGCTATTTTTCCGATGGCTGCGTTATTTATTTTTATATCATTAAAAAAACAGGCTCTAAGATGCCAGATATCAACCGTTAAAAAATCGTTATTTAAATAAGCTATATTGTTGACAAAATTAAAAGTTTTTAGGCTATTATTTGTGATATTAACATTATTGTTTAATATATTAAAAGCCTTAAATTTATTTGTATGGAAAGTGCAAACTTTTACGTCTTCAGGCTGCAAACCTATATTAAAAGCATGGCAAACTTTATCAGCATCTTTTATATTTTGTTTCCATTTATTACGAGGACTTAAGGCACTAATAACTTGAGCAACTTTGTAAAGATCCAAGCCATGCCTTATAGATATATTTTTGGCATGTTTATTTGCATCAGGATACCAGTTTAAACCATTTTTAATATCTTTTTTTGTAGCTTTATTGAAAAACAAATCTAAATTGCTACTAATTTTTTTTAGTTGATATCTTGTTAATTTCTTCATAATATTAATATTTTATAGATATAACTTTGTTGTTTTTTTTATCAAATATGGCTTTTTGATTGAATACTTTTGCTGTATCAATAGCCAATGTTTTATTGTAAAAATGAACATTTGCATCAATACAAAAATTGTTTTTTTCGTCGTTCCATCCTCCTATACTATCATAATATTTGCTTATTATTTTAGTTTTATTTATTGCTTCAGATATTTTTAAATTTAGCTCAAACTCTAATGATGGATTTGTACCACAATATAAACTTTTAATACTAACTATATAAGGAGCATTATTTTTATTAAGTTCAAAAGTAAAATCTTTTTTTGTATGGCAAAGATTAAGTATTTGTTGTGATTGTGTTATTTTTATCGGTTTCATTATATAAGGTTTTAAAGGTTATTTTTAAAGTGCTCGATTTAGTTTTGTTAGATCGCTAAATAGTTCAATACTAACTAAAGTTAAAGTTACTAAAATAAAAGTCACTACTACAATTTTAACTATTGTTTCAATTTTTAAAGTTTTCATTATGTTTTTTTTAAATTATTATTTGTTTGATGGTGTAAATATATAAACGTTTTTTAAATAAACAACAAAAAATAGTATTTATTCGTTGTAATACACAAAATAATCGATTAAGTGCACATAAAATACAATTAAAAGTATAAATAAATATACTCCATACAAAAATATTTTTACATATCCTAACATTAAAACAATTATTTTTGTTGATAGTATTTATTTATGCTTGATATATTTGAATATAATAAAAGTTTATATGTTAAAATTGTTAAATTATTTGGTATTGTCAAAAATTCATATTGTAGGAATGATTGCTCACCTCTACATTTGTAGAACCTCTACATTTGTAGAGCAGACACACCCCTCATATTAAACACACCCTCATATTAAACATAGGGTATCATATTAAACAGATTATTAACCCATAATATTAAACAAAAGACAAAATGGATCAGACAACAACAATTTTATTAAAAGAGTACGACAATTTAGAATTTGTCTACGGAAAGTATTTTATGACAATGATGTTCAGAGACTTCGCTGGATATGTAGAAGTAAGAGATGAGAATATATTTTATGAGGTAAGGGATAGCTTATGTGAGTTAACACTTAGATAAGATCCTCATATTAAACACACCCTCATATTAAACGTCTTAACGAATAACATACTTACCACTATTAACACCCTGAAGGAGGTACATTAAGCTATATCTTATAGCATCCATATAGTGATTCCATTTCTCAATAGGCTTGGCATTTCTTTCAGCCCATACATAGTTGTTTATTTCTCTTATTATTCCTGTAGATTCCCTATCAACTATTATAGTGTAATCTTGCATAAGAGCAATGCCTGATAATATGCTACCAGACTTCTTTATAGTGGGTTTTATATTAAGACCAGACTTTTTCATCTCAGAAACCAATCTAGGTTCTGAGTTATCACATATTATTAGAGAATTACCTGCTTCTTTCTTGTTTCTGAATATAATTTGTGATGTAGATAATCCAGATTTACCAAATATTTCCTTTACATATACGTTTCTAGCTTCCTTATCAACAGAAACCCTAACCAATGTAGTTAAATCTGTAGAGAAGCCAAAATCCTGACCATAGCAAGTGAGTTCTGTAGGAACATAAGTTCCAACCCTCCAATCTGTAATTATAGTCCCTTCTTGTTTTTCTAACCAACCACCTAATATCTGATGCTCAAACTTCTGTATATTACGTCTTTTAAGGTCATATAACTGCTCTAAATAACTTTCTGATAGGTGATCCTTATTATCTTCAAAAGTGGTGTGTATGTAAGTTGTATCGTCTTTGGTAGTGTTACTACCAGCCTTCACATTAGGATAAAGAAAGAATCTTTGGTATATCCAATGCTCTTTAGTGGTTGGGTTTAATATTAGTATAACTCTATTGTGTCTTAATTGTGACCGTATAGATAAATCTATCTTAGAAAAAGTATCTTCATCAGTTAACTCCTCAGCCTCATCTAAAACAAAGGTTGTAACACCACTAAGAGACTTCAAGGCTGCTGTTTGGTTACCACTTGATGTTCTGATACCTTTGAAGATAATAGAGCTTCCTGTGGTTAGGTTTATAATCTCATCCTTAGTTATCCTGAAATCACTA